CGCGCGTTGGCGGCGCGACCTCGAGCGGACGGACCTCGTGATGGACTGGGACGGCGTGCAGGCGCTCGACGAGCACTTCGCCAGGCTGGCGCTCGTCGGCGACGACTCGGGCCGCCCGTTCGAGCTGCATCCGTGGCAGCTGTGGACGCTCGCGAACCTCGTGGGGTGGCGATGGGTCGAGGACGGGCGTCGGCGCGTGAAGCTCGGGATGCTCCAGGTCGCCCGCGGCAACGGGAAAACCACCCTCATGGCGGGCCTCGCCCTGTGGGACCTCCTCGCCGGCGACGGTCGCCGCGTGCATGTCATCGCGAACAACGAGGAGCAGGCGGGCATCTGCCTCGACACCGCGCGCACGATGGCGATGCGCCTCGAGGAGGACGGGCTCCTCGTGCGGTTCAACCGCCTGGTCCGCCCGTCGGCCGACTGCGAGATGACCGCGCTTCCCGCGCTCGAACGCAGCTTGGACGGCCTGAATCCGTCGCTGTGGATCGCGGACGAGGCCGCCGAGTTCAAGGGTCGGTTCTTGACCAAGTTGTTGACCACCGGCAGCAAGCGCCGCGAATCGCTCGGCGTCATCATCTCGACGCCGGGCAGCAATCCCGAAAACCATTACGCGGAGCTCGTGAAGGCGAGCGAGGCGATCCTCCAGGGCGAGGTCGAGGACGATGCGACCGTGCCGATCCTGTACGGGATCGACCCCAACGACGCGCTCGAGGACGAGGGCGCGTGGGTGAAGGCGAACCCCGGCCTCCCGTTCGGGCAGCCCGACGCCAAGTCGCTGCGCCGCTCGTGGAACACGATGAAGCGCTCGCCCGCCGGCCGCGGCGAGTTCTCGCGCTATCACTGCGCCAGGGCGGACGAGAACACGGGCGGCTGGCTCGACATGGCGCTCTGGCCGGGTGGGCAGGCGCTTGACCGCGACACGCTCCGCGGGCGCCCCGCGTGGCTCGGGCTCGACCTCTCCAAGTCGTTCGACATGTCGGCGCTAGTCGTGGCAATCCCACTCGACGATGGGCGCGTGGCGCTCGAGGGGCACTACTGGTGGCCGCGGCAGGATGTCGCCCAACGCGAGCTCGACTACCGCATGCCGATCCGCCAGTGGTCGAACGATGGCAAGCTCACGCTCACGCCCGGTCGCGAGATCGACTACCAGTCGATTAAGGCGCGCCTGCTCGAGCTGCGCGACTTCTACGACATTCGGCTCGTCGGCTACGACCGCTGGGGCTCGAAGCTGCTCGCGGAAGAGCTCATCGCCGAAGGCGTCCCGCTGCAGCCGTATTCAATGGGCATTTCGACATTCGGCCCCGGTTGCCAGCTCTTCGGCAACCTGTGGGTCGGCGGTCGGCTCGTGGTGGGCGATGACCCCATTCTGCGGAGGTCGTGCGCCGAGGCCGAGGCCAAGGCCGACATGAACGGCAATGTGCGCCCGGTCAAGTCGCGGTCCAACTGCATCATCGACCCGCTCGTGGCGGCGATCATCGCCGTGCATGTGTGGGGCGGCCGCCGCTCGAGCTGCTACGAGGACGAAGTCTGAAAATAATCGCGCGAAGTATGTTTAGAGGCGGACCGCGCGTCTAGTGCCGTCGACCATTCCGCCATGCTGCGGGAACTGTTCCAGCGCTGGATTGGCCACTATCCCACATACGGGATCATGCTGCCGTCGACGGACCGCGTCGGGATGCCCGTCGTGACGCCGCTGAACGCGCTGTACTACACGCCGGTCTACCGCGCGTGCAGCCTTATCGCGCAGGACACGGCGCGCGTCGGATTCGAGACGAGCGACGCGCAGCTCGAGACGATCCTCGCGCAGCCCAACCGCTACATGAGCGGGTACGAGTTCCGCCGCGCGATGATGCTGCAGGCGTGTTTGTTCGGCAACGCGTTTGCGTTGATCAACCGCACGCGAGGCGGCGACATCCTTGAGCTGATGCCGCTCGACATCGAGTCGGTGTCGCTCGATGTGACGGGCAGCGAGCCGTACTACCGCACGCGCCAGTACGGCGATGTCCAGCTGCGCGACATGTTCCATCTGCGCGCGCTCGGGCTCGACGGCCTGTGGGGCGAGTCGCCTGTCCGCCTGTGCAAGACGAGCCTGACCATCATGGCGGCGCAGGAGTCCGCGCAGCTCGAGGTGATGAAGAACGCGGGCAATCCCAAGCTCGCAATCGTGCACCCGGGCCCGCTCAGCGCTGGCGCGCGCCAGGCGATCGCCGAGAAGTTCCAGACCGATCACGGCGGCGCCGAGAACGCGGGCAAGCCGCTGGTCCTCGCCGAGGGCATGAAGGTCGAGCGCATCAGCTCGACGCTCGAGGACTCGGGAATCAGCGCCGCGCGCGCGTACTCGATCGAGGATGTGAGCCGCATCTACGGCGTGCCCGCGCACATGCTCGGCATGGCTTCGAGCGGCAACGCATACGGATCGCTCGAGTGGATGGGCCGCACCTATGTTGACTCGTGCCTGTCGCATTGGTTCGCGGCATTCCGCGCCGAGGTGCTGACCAAGCTTGCGACGGTCGCGGCGTCGTTCACCTGGGACACCGATCAGCTCATCAAGCCGACCATGGCCGAGATGTTTGCCGCGCTCCGCACGGGCGTCGAGTCCGGCGTCATCACGCGGAACGAGGCGCGCGCGAAGCTCGACTACGCGCCGCTGCCCGGGCTCGACGAGCCCATCGTCGCCAAGAACATGGGCACCGGCGGCGGTGCCTCGAACCTGGGCTCGGACACGAGCGAGGAAGCGGGGACCCCCAATGATTTCTAGGCGCAGCCTCGAGCTCTCCGAGCAGCGCGTCGAGGGCGCGACCCTCGCGGGCTACGCCGCCGTCTACGGCGAGCAGTCGCGTGAGCTCGTTGAGGGCGGTCGCGCGTTCGTCGAGCGGATCGCCCCCGGCGCGTTCGGCGAATCGGTGCGCGGCGATGTGAAGCTCTACTACAACCACGACGCGTCGCAGCCGCTCGCGCGCACAAGTTCCGGCACGCTCAAGCTGAGGAGCGACCGTGCCGGGCTTGCGTTCGAGGCGGAGCTCGCCGACACGCAGCTCGGGCGCGATGTGCGCGAGCTCCTCAAGCGCGGCGACCTGAGCGGCGAGATGTCCTTTGGGTTCTTCGTCGAGGATGACTCGTGGAACCGCACGCGGACCGAGCGCCTCGTGAAGCGCGCGCGGCTCGTCGAGATCTCCATCGTCCAGGACGCCGCATACCCACAGACCAGTTCCAGCCTGCGCAGCGTTCGCGCGGCTGCCCTTGAAGCCGCCCGTGCGCGGCTGGACCTTTTCCACGCAAGGATTCGCAATGTCTGAGATCCACGACCTTCAGAACATCACGCACCAGTACCGCAAGTCGCTCGAGGCGTTCGAGAACCGCACCGCCAAGGAGGCGCGCCGCATCGACCTCGAGGGCTCCGGCGAGGAGCGCCAGACCATTGCGCGCATGGACGCCGACCTCTCGGCGATCGAGCAGCGCCTGCAGGACATGGCCGCGCAGAAGGCCGCCGCCGAGCGCCGCGCTCGCGACCTCGAGGCGAAGCTCGCCGAGCCGACCTACCGCGCGCGGCTGACCGATGCGAAGCTTCTTGACGCGTCGAGCGAGGAGTACGCGCAGCGCTGGATCAAGGCCGTCGCGCGCGGTGACGCCGCTGAAATGCGCACGCTCTCGACGGGCTCGTCCGGCGCTGGCATCCCGACCGACATGGAGCGCCGCATCGTTGACCGCATGTTCCAGGCCAACGTCCTCCGGCAGATCGCGCCCGTGTCGACGATCGACTCTAGGCGCACCATCCCCGTGCAGAACGCGCTGCCGACGACCGCGCTTGTCGTGGAGTCGGTCACCGGCACGCCCGCCACGATCTCGGCGTCCGATCCGTCGTTCTCGACGGCAATCAGCGTGGTGCCCTACAAGCTCGTGACGCGCGTCGAGATGTCGCAAGAATTCATCGAGGACGCCATCGGTCAGGGCGGCGTCGGCAGCGGCCTGCAGTATGTCGCTGACAAGTGCGGATTGTCGGTCGCGCTGAAGCAGGAGGAGTACTACACGACGGGCACGGGCTCGGCGCAGCCGCAGGGCATCTGCGACAGCTCGGGCGGCATCACCCAGGGCGTCGATCTCGGCGCGGGCGTCGCGGTCACCACGATCGACGCAGACGATGTGATCGACACCGTGCACGCGGTTCCCGTCGCCTACCGCAACTCGCCGCGCTTCCGCTGGTTCATGTCGGACACGGCGCTGAAGGTCATCCGCAAGCTGAAGACGACCAACGGCGACTTCATCTTCTCGCCGGTCAACACGGGCGGCGGTCAGAATGTCGCGGGTCTTCCCGGCACCATCTACGGCATTCCGTACTCGATCGGTCAGTATGTGCCGACTGCGACCTCGAACGGCAACATCTTCGCGGTGGTCGGCGATTTCAACTACTTCGAGATTTTTGACCGCACCGGCATCACCTCGATGGTCGATCCGTACTCGGGCGCGGCGAATCACCTCGTCAACCTGTACGTCTACACGCGGACCGATTCGCACATCATGCTGCCCGAGGCGTTCGCGGCGATCATCGGCTAAGCCTCTTCCTCCCTTCGGCCTGGCGCGGGAAACCGCGTCGGGCCGTTTCCATGGCCATCGCCCTCTCCACCGTCAAGGCCGCGCTGCGGATCGACTACACCGCCGACGACACCGAGCTCACCAGGCTCATCGCGGCGGCTGTGGCGTGGGTGGAGAACTACTGCGGATTCTCGCTCTCGAGCGCGTCGCGCACGATGTACCTGGCGAGCTGGAAAGACACCGTGTTCTTCGTGCAGCCGGTGACCGCAATGACCTCCATCGCCTACACCGATCCCGACGGGAACGCCGCGACGCTCACGAGCGGGACGGACTACTACTGGGATCGCAGCGGACCCGTCGATGTCCTGCGGTTTCTCGGCGAACCACCCGCGATGAAGGACGGCACGCTCGCGACCGTGACCTACACGGCGGGCTATTCGACGGAACCGGACGAGGTCGTCCAGGCTGTTATTTCGCTCGTCGGTGCGTGGTACAACAACCCCGAGGCGACGGCGCCCGTGCAGCTCTCTCAGGTGCCGCTCGGCGCCCAGTTCATGCTCGAGCACCTCCGACTTAAGGGGCCGTTCTCGTGATTTCGGCCGGGCGCC